TGCATCGGAGGCTGCGTTAATTTTAGTTCTTGCAGCATACCCAGGATTAGAATCTTCTTTAAATAATATCTTTATAGGTTCTGCAGTTAAATTTCCAGACTGTTTATTTATGAATTCAGCTAAAACTTCTGCAGTCCTACGTCTTGCCATCACATCATTAGGACCTCTACTTGCAATGACAAGTGTACGCCCATCAAAGAAACCATTATCAATTTGTTCCATCAACCACTTATGTTGGGATGTAAAAATTTCAGGAAATCTTCCATCTAACCACTGTTTATATTTCTCAAGAGCTTCTTGTGCAGTACCAACTTCTAACTGGGCTAAATCAGGGTTTTCTTTATTAACTTTCCAAGGATTGCCTAAAGCACCATTAGTACTTACATGCGGTAAATCCATACCATATGTTACGGGTAATGCATACACAGAAGTATCTGGGTTATTTCGTGCGTACTCTTGTGCTTGTTTAAATCCTGTAAGATTTCTAACAGACACCTCTTTAAATAATATCTCTGTAGATTGTGTAGCTTTTGTAAACTTAATATTTTTAACATCTTCAATAGTCATCTCACCACTAGCAATCTTCTCAAGTGTTTCATGGATAAACATTTGTGATACACGAGTAATCCAACTACCCCTTTTACCAGGAGTTCCGTGAATTTTTTCTAACGCTGCATGTTGTTCCTCAACCTCTGCAATCTTAGCAACTAGACGCGCACGTGCATGTGCAGTACCTAGTGTCTTAGCTTGTTTATCAAGTTCAGCAATTTTGTGAGGTTCAGTCTCTTTACTTAAACGTTTAGCAATTGACATAGCTCTAAAAGATTTAGTCTTCATATCTGCATCAACAGACTTTCTTTCTTCTGCAGTTAAATTATTATTAATCCTATCAAACTGTATCAAAGCTTCTTTGAGGAAACTATGCTTAAGGTTAATATCTTTGAACAGTTTGTTATACTCAGCTGTTGATTCAAACGTATCACCTACTGATGAAATCTTAGCATCAAATATAGGCATCTGGTCTATGTTAGCTAACAACATCTCACCTAATACTACTGACTCTAAATTCTGCACCATGTTTGTGCCGACACTTGTGCCTGGAGATATAAACTCATAACTAGTGTCACTAATTTGTAACGTAGTAGTCTCATTAGTATCGACTGGGTCACCCCAAAGTTTACTTTCTTTTTTATACGTGTGTATCTGTATAGGCTTAGTAACTATCTGAATCTTATTATTATTTGATTCTTGTACTGTTTTTATTAACTGTATTAAATTCTCACCTCTTGCCCATGGGCCAGTCATTGCAGGCATGTATTTAGCTGCTAATTCATTTGCAACTAATTCTTTCGCACCTGAAGTTAGCGGTGGCTTAACATCTGTCGCTTCTTTAAACTTAAGCATGAAAGCAAAGAACGAGTTTTCAACAGCTTCAATTATTACTTCTCTGGACTCTTTCAGAGGGCCAATTAATTCATTTAAAGCATCTTTAATAGGTTCTGCGTGTAAACCTTTAAATTTTACTTCAAGTTTTAAAAGATTACCTTTGTCAAATTCAAGACTGTATAGATTAGTTGGGTTACCTTCTACATCGACAGCTTTTGACTTAATCATTTCAACTAGGTTATCACCTAACGTTACATTATTAAATGCCTTTAATGCCTCTTCAAACTCTTGTAACTTAACTAATACAACAGCTCTTTCAGTTTTATTTTTAGCTTTGTCATAATCAGTCTGTATTTCAGCAAGCTTTTTATAGATGCCTGGAACAAACCCAGATGTAATGTCTTTAATAACTCGTGCAATACCTGCACCATAGTTACTAATCATTAGTGGGTTTTTAGCTAAGTCTCTTGCAAACTTAGTAAGTGTTATCAAATCCTTTTCTACAAGGTCACCATGTAATAGTTTTAAGGCATCAGCTGTTGCTATTTGTGTAGATAGTGTGCCAGCTAACGTGATACGTAAACGTCTTGTTAATGCTTGATAGATGTCGTCTTTACCTGACGCTATGAATTTCTCAAATGTTCCATAGTCATCTGTCTCTTTACCTATGAATACACCAATACGTTCAAACCTCGGTACTAAGTCATCAGCAATAGCTAACTTACGCTCTTGAGGTGACTCGTACTTTCTTTTAAGTATTTCAGGGGCAACACCAAGGAACTGCATGATACTAATTGCATAACCATTAGTGACACCATCAGTTTCCATACCTAGAGTAGTGTTAAAGCTTTCAGTTGCACTGTAACTTGCTAATGCAACTACACCTTCAACTACATGCATACTTGGTGTAACAAACTCTAATGCTAACACTTCATTCATTAACTTATTAATTAACTTTTTGTTTTGTGTCTTTTTGTTAATCGCTTTAATAAGTTTTTGAACTGTTTCATTTGAGTTTATTTCATCAAACTTTGTGAATACATCACCTAAAACCTTCTTATCAACACCATAACCGAACGCTTGAGCAACAGCCACCATAAATACAGCTCTATCTAATTCAGCTTTATTACTTGAGCCTTTAGCACCAATAGTAGTATCTTTATCTTTTGGAAAAATTAATCCACGGATTATCTTACTTCTTTGTGGGTTTAAAGTATGTACATCAATACGTAATCTATGTTGTTTTTGTAAAGCGTATCTTAAGAAAAACTGTTTTAGTTTATTTTTACCAGCTAGTAGATACTCTTTAACATATTGAATATCTTGTAGTTTTTCTTCGTTAGCTGTTTCAATACCTTCACGCTCAGTAATATGTACAGTACTAGGGTCTTTAATGTTTACAACATTCTCTAAAGTAGCATCATCTAGAACTGCTACTAATGATAGTTCAGGTTTCTTACCTTGCCATGCTACATTCTGTACTGCTTGTACTAACTTATTAGCCCTAGCAGCGGTATCAAAAAAGCTGTTCTTAACTCGGTCTTTAACCGTTTTAATAGGTTGGCTACTAACGTCTTTTAAAGAGCTCTCAGCGCCTTTGATAAGTTCAAAGCCTTCAACATTTTCTCTGATAATCTCAAGGACTTCTGCTACTTCAACATTATCTTCAACCTTAGGTATTAATACTGTATTGTCTTCTAAGGCTTTTTTATATTTACCTACATTTCTAAAACCTTTGTACACACCGATGTCAAATAAATCTTTGTCGTAAAGTGCTTTAGCAATTTCAACTAAACCACTTTCAATATCTTTACCTTTATTTTTAGGTATGTACATATGTCTAGCAGTTTCAAGTGCTAATAGTGCTAATGAGTTGCCTGCTTTGTTGTTAAAGGTGCTGTCTTTTAATAACATGTTTTCAGAAGCATAAGCTTCGTACTTCATAAGCTCCATGTGCATTTGCAGAGATTCTTTAGTTTCAGTATCTGCGTGCATATTAAGCAAATCCATGATTTCAGAACCAATATCATTAGCAGCTTCACGCAATTGAATACCTTGATTGCGGAATACTTGGTATTGTTTTGTTGACAAATCACCTACACGTTTAGGGTCACCTAACGCCCACTTAGCAATAGCAAAACCAGGCTTTATCTGTGCTTTGTTTACATTTATAGCCGCCCACTGTAAGGTAGTTAACATCATAGCAAATAGAATCTCATCTGGCATGTGGAAGCCACGCTCTGAATCATCTTTTACGTAAAAAGCATTATGTGTCTGGTTATTTATATATACATCATTTGACAAGTAAGCTTTCTTTACATCAACAGGTAGTACATTCGCGTTAAAGTTATCTTTAAATAATGTAAAGTTTTTAGCAATAGCTCTAATATATGCTGTATCTGTAATACCAAGAGCTTTAAGCTTCTTAGCAATGCTTTTACCTGTTAAAACTTCATCAGTATTCTCTGAGAAGAATGACGTACGATTGATGTCTTTAACTTTGAAGATATCAGTAACTGTGTAAGTTGTCTTGCTTGATTCAGCAAGAGGGAAAACTTTGTCTTTAATCTTTTGTAAGATTGAATTATTTAACTTACGTGCGCGTTCTGCTTTAAAGCCCTCTATTCCTAGTTGCTTTAATACTTTAAGGTCAACTACTGCTGTATCAAAGTTCTTCTTAGCTTTTATGTAAGCAGGATTATTTTTAAAATCCTTAACAGTAGCTTCTATTTCTTTCATAATAGCCGCAAACTTATCACGAGCTTTAACTAACTGCTGTTCAAGCTTAGTAGTTTCTCTAGCTTCTTTATTTGCTTTAGTGTATTGAACAAATCCTATTGCTTTAAAGCCTGCTAGGTTAGAATCATGCTCTAATTCAAGAGCATCTGGGTGCATTAAATCTTTAGGGTAAGCCTTGCCCTCACCTCTATCAGCTAGAGCTCTTTGTCTAAAGTGTTGTAGTTCATGCTCAATAATAAACTTAACATATGTTTCTAAACCACCATTTTCTTCGATGTATTTTTTGAACGCTTTAATATCGATGTTATATAGTTTAAATACTTCTTTTTTCTGGATTGACGTATTAGAAAGCTCACCTTTACTTTTCCCCTCGATGTGTACCATTCCTGCTTCATAGTCATTAGCTATGGCTTCAGGGTTAAGTTTAATAAGTACTTGGGTGGGATTAGCTACTGCAAGACTTTTAATTGTCCTGTCAAATTTAATTCTAATCTTACGCTTACTCTTCTCAAAACGTGTATTGTAGGAATCAACAACATCACCAACTGGTGTAATATCTACAGTTGTAGCTGACTGTTTAGCATCTGCTTTAATAGCTTCTTTATGTAACTTAGCAATTAATTTACGTCCTGACTTTTGTCGTCTAATAATTCCAGATTGGGTTTTTTGGTACTTCTTCCATTCTTTATTATTTTTAAAATCTTTTTTAGTGAGTCCAGCCTGTGGATTATCAATAATCTCAACCCATTTTTTAGTTACCTTACCATCACCATCTGTGGTAGTTAACTTAAGAACTCCGTCATTATTCATGACGGTGTCCCACATACTCTCAGGTAATACTAAATACTCCTTAGAAGACGTTGTCATGTTGTCAGTAGCAGTAACAACAGGCGTACTTACTTCTTCTGAAGTTGCTGCAGTAGTTTTAACTACAACAGGTTCTTTCGGAGTACTTTGTGATTTATGTAAAGCTTTAGCTTCTTTACTAATTGTTGGATATTGTTTACGTGTCTTATTGATTGCTGACTTTAAATTATCTAAAGAAGTTAATTGAGCAGCTGTATGTACACCATCTTTCGTATTGCCTAATATTTTTTTATACGTAACAACTTGGCTTACATATTTTTTAACAGCCTCTTTAGGAATACCACTATCTGTACGATCAACAGCAGCTTCTAAGTTTTCAGACGATGTATCAAGTTTACTTTTAAGTGCCTCTAACTTTTCAATTGCTGCATCATATCTTACTGCTTCATCTTTGCTTTGCTGTTTAGCAGGATTAAACTTTTTATACTTATTGATAGTGTTAACTGTTTCAATACCTAAAGATAATTCAACATCTAATAGTTCAATTAAAGCATCAGAGTTTGGTCCTGCTGCAAACCAGTAGTTTTCTATATCACCTACATAATCATCTGTAATTTCTAAAGTTTCTTTATTAATATAATGTCTATCACCGGTCTCATAGGCTAAAGTATTGGCCTCATGGAAAGCTGTAACTTTAGCACCCAATCTCTCAACAAAATCATTTAGTTTTTTAGATGAATAGAATTTATCATCGGCGTGTTCTAGGAATGTATTGAACCCACGGAACCATGCGTCTTTACCCGCTATTACATCATTATGTACTTCACCCATAAGTTTAGGTGATTTTTTAACTACTTCTTTATATGCTGTGTCTGCTTTTGATAATGCTGTATGTGCTATGTGTAAAGCTTTCTCACCTTCAGAAGCATTTTCTAAATCTATACTAGCAAGTGTTTCCTCACTTTGAATTTCTAATGAGAATAATACATCAGTACTTTTTTCATCTTCTCTGTCTTTAGTTGGGAATGTTCTACCTTTAATCTGTTTTTCAATATTTACAAATGATTCTAAGGCTTTATCAATCTTTTTAATTTCATCTTTTAAGAACTTAATTTCTTTGCTATTTTTAGTTTTATTAATTGCTTCTTTATAAAACTTTTTACTAGCCTGTAACTTAGTTCGTGCAGTTAAAGCTTCTACTGAAGCTTCTGCTACTTCTACATCAGATGCTTCGTCATTATCTAAAGCATCTTTAGCTTTAACGTAAGTATCTTCTGCTTTTTTAGGGTCAATAACAATAGACGAACCTTCTTCTGTGAAGGATTCCATGTCTAACTTTTCATACTGGTAGTCAAAACTTTTAATAGTTTCACTAATCTTAGTAGCCATTTTAGTTGAAGTATTATTACCTCTCATGCTACCTAATTCAGATATTAATAGTCCTAAGTTGTTACGTTCTTGTTCTAAACGTTTACGATGTTTAGCTTTAATTTCAGTATTTTCTAATTTCTTAGATATGCTTTCAATTCTGTTGATACTTTGTTCTAAATGTTTATTAACAACCTCTGAACGTTTACCTTTACCTGGAGCAGCATTCTTACCATCAACCTTACTTTGCTTACCTGCTTGTCGTCATGTTGTTAGATTTCTGTATCTCACGCATTTCCTCGTACTTAGCAGCACGTTTAGGAAACTTTTCAATTAAGGTGTCAAATACTTCATCAACATGTTCATTTTGTTTACTTAACTCAATGGCATTTAAAGTATTTGCTGCACTTTCTTGAGTAACTGCTGACCCTGACTCTACTTGTCGTATTGCCCCAATCGCACCATTTAAGGCATTAGTGAGGTTTTCCTTGTTAGTGGTACTATGTCCTGACTCAGTAGAAAACTCTTGGTTATCGAGCTTATTTAGCGCATCAACGTAAGCTAAAGCTTTGTCTAAGTTACTCGCATTATCATATTGTTCAGATAGCTCAATACCTGTATCCAGACCTTCAATGATACTGACAGCTTCAGCTAAACGCGCTTCTGATTCAACGGAGTGTTCTGGTACAGTACTATCAGCAGCATCTTGTGCTTCTTTAACAATATTACCTAATTCATCTCTAACAACTTTTTCATTACCGTTAATTTGCCTAGCTACTTCAGATACTGTAGATACACCACCTCGTAATGCTGCGCCAGGCGCCAAGCCCGCTACAAATGAGTTAAGTAAACCTGACTTAAACTCATCTGTTGTCATATCAGGCATGTGACCATGCTTAATTAAATCTTGTGTTGATTCTTCAATAATGAATTGTAAAGCTTCTGTAAAACCTTCAATGCCACCACCTTTAAGACCTTCTTTACCTACCTGCTTAAGTGCATCTTTTAAGCCGTGTTTAACAAGAGTTTCTCTAACAGTTTTAGTAGCTTCTTTAGTGAAGCCCATCTTTTTCATGAGCTTGATAGGTGTGATAATTTCTAAGCTAGCCGCTAATGAACCACCTGCGAATGCTCCCCATCTATCAGCAGCATCTCTATTTCCAGCTACTGCCACATCTCCGTATATACTACCGGTCTCCATAACATTAGCACCAAGATAAGCGCCTGCAAGGTTACCTTTAACCTTAGCTTTCATTAATTCTTTAGCAGCTGCGTCTTTAGTCCAACCTTTTACTTTATGTTTAACACCATACTTAAGGCCTTGTTTAGCTCCTTGTGCTACAAGGCCGCCTAAACCGCCAGTACCTAACATTAAAGCAATAGATGGCATAGCTTCACCAATTAGAGCACCTAATTTAGATAAAACTTGTGTAGGATTGCCTAACCAATCTATTTCTTCAACAGGAGGTAAGTTAGCACCATTAGCTAGAGCTTCTTCTAGTTGACTAAGGTATTCTTGCAACATTGCATCAGCAAATTCTTTGTTACCAGTTGCATCAGCTATTAATGCTGCAAATCCATAACCTGTTGCTTGAAGTCCATCTATACCACTTGAAACACCTTTCTTAGCGCTATCCCAGAAACCTTTACCAGCAGCTTCTGCTGATTGTTCTTGTGCTTTTCGCCATACATCAACACTCCCTTCCCAAGCACCACGATTGTAGTTGCTGAAGTAAGACGCATTGTTTTCAGGAGTATTTAATACTTCATTAAGTATTTCACCAGAGGCAGGATTACGTATAGTTAATAGGTCTCTATCAAAATAACCTAAACCATTAAACTGTGTTTCTAGATTTGCAGTGTCACCTTCTTGACCTTTTAATGCAGCGTCTTTAAATCTTTGGGCTTGTATTTCACCTTCAGCATTTAAGAGCTCTTGTGTAACAAAGTGTGCAGGGATATTATTATCACGACCATAACGCTGTCTATGTAAGTCCCACTTTTTACTACGCTTAGAACCGTCAGTAGGGTCAATACTACCTAAGTAAGGTATTAAATCACCCTTGTCGTTGTATTTAGCTGTTTCGTAAGCATCAAGACTTGTATTTTCTTTGTCACCCCCTAACCTGAAACCTTTAGGGTTATTATAGTTTGCAATAGCACCTTCACTACTATCACCATCATAGTTAGTTGCAACACCATTAGCATCTTTAAAAGTAAATACTTGATTAGTGAATACAGATAAGGCTTCTTTCTTTTCTTCTGCTTTTAACCCTAGTTCAGCTTTCTTATTATCAATTAATCTCGCGAAATCATTTTCATTAAACGCCATAGCAGTCCTTTAGAGTGGATTAGATTATTTATTTGTTTTATTATATTCAAATAAAATCTTATTATATGCGTCTGTTTCTTTAAATTTATCGGAGGCTGTCTTATCACCCTTTAACTCTGGGTTTTCATTTAAGAATTTTTCAAAACCAATGCTTTCAAGTTTAGTTAAATCTGTAGCACTACCTTTAAACTTCATGATTGCATCTTTAAGGATATTGTCAGGAGCATCATCTAAATCATATGCTTTACCATTATGAGTAAATTCAAAATCATCGAAAAATTCATCTTTAAATCTCAATCTTTGAGTTGACCAAGCATTCCAATCTTTTTCACTAATAGTATTTTTTATGTCAGCGTCTGAGCCTTTACCCCATTTACCTGTTACATATGTTTTTTTATCATTTAACTCTTGCTGGTCGTCTTGATCGAAACCATGACTAAACCCTGTCCAACTATCGTCAAAACCCCCAAGGGCATCTTTAAAACTCTTGCCTGGAGAAGTTTTACCATAGCCTTTGATATTTAAATCTTTCTTAGATTGAATGTCTGCAACACGTTCTCTGCCTGCTTGTTCCATGACAAACTTACGTTCCCAATCAGCAAATGCATTAGCTGCTTTATTCGAAGTATTAATAGCATCTAAATCTAAGAATGATTTGTCAGCACCTGCGATAAGAGCTTGACGCTCTTTTTCATCATCAAGCGCCATAAGGCTAGATATAAAGTTATCTGTTTTTAATTTAGTTCTATCCTCACCAAATTGGGAAATAGAATCAATAATCTGTTGGTTACCTTTAGTAATCTGATTATTATTATCTCTAATAGCATTTACAAGACCTGAACCATTTGCATACTGTACATTCTTCCAATTCAACATGTTAACTCCTTAACTGTATGTGGATAACTTACCAAACTGATCTGCATCAAACGTGTTTCTACGTTGGCTCTCATCTAAGAAACCACCAGCATGTGCATTGTATCTACCAATCTCATCATTCAGTGTAGCTACTTGCATACCTGTATTAATGTTAAATGCTTCAGCATTCTGGTTAAGTTGATTTCTAGCTATCTGATTAGCCTCTTCAGCTCGCTTATTCGCCGTAAACCCATTCCATGCACCAAGAGCAGCAGTACCTAGCTGTAGCGTACCCATATTCAAACCTAGGTCAAACTCTTGGTCTAAATTATTATTATCACCAAACGTATCTTCTATGAATTTGTTTTGGTCTGTTGGCTGTAAGCCCATAAGGTGTGACCTATTAGCTGTTTGCAGTGGGTTAGGGTTCTGTCCACCCCAGTAGTTATTAAATTTTGGATAACGCATATTATTTCTCCGTAATTCTTTTATATGTATTTGTATTGTAACTTATAAGTATACTCTGGTGATACTGTTTTCTTTATCTTCTGAAAGTACACTGCTGAAGGCATCGCTTCAAAGTGGTCTACCTTTTTAATGTTGATTAATGCTTGTGCTATATATTGTCTCTTTCTAAGGTTGTAATAGTACCCCATGTCTTCAAAGGCTTGGTCTATTTCTTCACGTATTTCATCTTGTAAAACAAGCTGTGCATCAGCTAAATTCTGTATCTCTTCCATTTCATCTACGATGTGTCTCATCTTGTATGAGTTCATCATATTCATAACCTGTAACGCATAGTTAGCAGTAGTCATGTTAGCGCCTATAGCTACTGTGCTAGTGCCCATGCTTATAGCTAGTGTCATTACCTGACCTAATATGATATAGTCTTCACCAAACACTCCCATAGAGGCTAAGTAGGAAACAGCCATAATTAGATATGCTGTTGACACAGACACACCTAAAGCTACTGATAGTGAAGTGGCTGTCTCTGCTAGAGCAGCGCTAACGTCATACCCAGTATAGACAAACACAATAATAGCTACTACGATTATTATGAGCGACCAGTTCCATACTTCTTTCTGCTCCCAGTAAGCATAGTACATACTTAGATGCATACTGCTTGCAGTTAATGAAGTCAGCTCCTGATTGCTATAACTGTTAACTATCCTCCAATCTAAAGGGAAGTATAAATCAGCGTCTGTTGAGCTTAAGTTTAAGTGCACTAGCCTATGTTGGCCTGATTGTGCATCACGAACATAATGGGATATTACGGGAGCTACAATCATGTGACTGCTCATACTCCCATCTATATTACTTATTTTGTAATATGTAATCGTGCCTAAATTGGCTGTGTTGAGATTTGCTAGTATTCCTGACAAATACCCCCAAATTCCTCCATCTAGGGTGACACCTGTCATAGTCGCTGTTAAGCTGAAGTCATGATTTACCACAGACTTATACCTATGAGTACCTTGTACACGCCCATGTTCCCCAACATCGATAGCAGTATCCCTTAAAGACTTAAGAACAGAGTTAGCCTCCACTTCAGCAGCTGTATGTTGCTGTATCTCGATATGAGAGTACTTAAGGCCATATGAAGAACTATCAAAGGATACAATCAAATCTACGCCAGGAACGTCTACAAGCTCTTGAGGGGTGTACCTATGTTCAGTACCAAAGACAGTACCATCTTGGTTAAGCCCCAAAGGTGCTTGTGTATTAAAACCTAGGTTAACATTATCATTAGCTCCGTTAACGTTATAGCCCATAGTATGGGTAGCGGCTAGCGCCTTCAGTTTAGTAACGAAATCTATACAGTACTTTAAACTGTGCTTGTCTTTAGCTTGTAAATCTACACCTTGACTTACAGCTATATGGTCTAACTTATCCATATCAGACTGCCCAGCAAAAGCATCTGCTATATCTTTAGGATTGATACCTAAATTCTTAGCGTAGTCATCATAGTCAGCATGTCTAGAAGCACTGGAGTGGATGTACCCACCGTTTCTGCGTATATCTATCGGAGGCATTAGCTGGAAGACCGTTGGGTCATTCTCAGGTAATCTAGTATTTACATCTAGCTCAGGGTACAGTCCTGTTCCTATTTCATACGTCCATGTTCGTACAGGAGAAGTAGTAGAGGGTTGTCCTGACACACCAGGGGTAGTTATTGTGTAACTAACATTATATGACTTGCCCACAGGTTCTGGAGGTAGGTCTAGTGTGTAGGATAATAGTGTAGTGTTATTCGTGTAGTCAACAGTGTTATCTACACTGTCTGCAGTATTAAAGTCTACGGTATACGAGACTCCATCCCTTACAAATATGTTTGTAACAGTATTAAGATTAAAGGTATCAACTAAGTAGTTAGATACCCAGTTAGCATAGTTTAGTGCAACAACTGAACTATTGGTAATAGTTACATAAGTAGGGTTGCTAGGGTTTATCCTAGCTTTAACTAAACTAGCAGGGACATAGTTGTTACCTATGTCTACGTCACCATACCCACCAAAGTAGTCTTTAGTTTTAAACTTAGTGTTTAGCTGTCTAAACCTAGTACGTGCACCTGCACTGTAATTTAAATAGTCTAAGCTCTTAAAGTAGTCAATACCATTAACAACATCATTAATGATAGCGAACTCATGGAACCCATCAGGTAGAGCATCATCTAATAAAGGTGTTGTAGCTACATTCCAGTATTGGTAGGTCCGGGTCTTCTTGAATGGATTCCAGCCCATACTGTCACTTTATGTAGCTGCAACTACATTAGCATCCGCCGGATAGAGATCTAGTAAATGTTCTACAGTGATGAACTTACTTGAGTTAAAGTCACCAGCTGTGTTGATTTGCATCTTGATGATATCAGCCATGTTCTTATTGAAGGCGTTCTTAGCATCATTCTCAAAACCAACAGCTTGCTGAGTAAATAATTCAGCCTGCTTACCCATAACACTGCTTGTAACAATAGTAGAACCGATAGTCTCTGTCAACGTCTGCGCATGTTCAGTAATACGCTTCTGTTTAAGTAAGTCAACCTCTTCTTGCGTTTTAGCAATGATAGTTGCAGCAGTAGACTTACCAGCATGTTGTATAACTTTAGACATACTTAGTGTTACGGCATTAACTTCAGGGTATCTAGGGTCATGTGGGTCAGCAGTCATAAGTGCCACTACATCATTATCCGTTAAGTTCTCAATAGTTACGAAGGTGTAAGTCTCACCTAGATTAAGCTTATACTCAATCTCCCAGATGTACTCATTCACTTCCATACCATTAGTAAACGCTTCATTGATAATCTGTTGACGTTTGATAGATAAATCTGCATCACTAGCTTGTGTACGTAGTACAGCTTGGTCATGAATATCAAGCGTCTGAGCATCCTTCAGCACTGCATCTTTAGCAGATTGGGCGTTCCTAACTGATGTCTGTGATAGTACATCTAGGGCTTGGTTTGTCTTGACTACGTCTTCCTTAGTCATCGAGGTAACCTGTGCCGTTTTAACGAGTAAATCTTTAGCAGATTGGGCATCTCTGACAGTGGTTGTAGACGTAACATCTAAAGTCTTCTTCACCTCTGTCAGGATTTGTTTATCTATCAGGTCAGCTTGTTTATCAGCTTGCTGTTTACCTAAGATAAAAGCAACTGATTGCTGCATAGAGCTCTGTACTGCCCCTAGGTAGACAGTTGCATAATCTGCACCTGTTAGTCTACCTAAATTAAACTGAGCATCTAGGTGAGCATTCACCGCCTCCATAAGGTCATCAAATACTCCAGTACCTGTAACAGTGTATTTTCCGTCAGTACTGGTGGTTACACCACTTGCCTGTGTTAAATCTGAAGTACTTATTGATGCCATAGTTCTATCCTAGTGTGTTATGCGCCTTCTGCGTGCTAGCTAAGGTATCTAACTCAGCTTGAGTAAGTTGTGGTAATATCTCAATATTGTACGCTTTAATCATCTGTGTTTCCATCATGTCTTCACCATTACGTCTAACCTTTTTAAAGATTTGACACTCAGCTTCTTTCATGTTCTGATAAATAATATTAGGAACGTGCCAGCCTTCTTCATTATTGTAAGGTACATACTTCTTAACAGCTCTGCCACGATCAACTAAGTCGCTACCTGCTGTAAAGATGTCACCTTCAGACTCACGCTTTAGTGGGTCGTTAGGTCTAACAATAATTCTAATTAGCTTCATAGCTTCTGAAGATACTTTTCCCTCAAGTTCAATACCTTCTGCTGTGTGTGTAGTACCTGGTGCTAGTTCAATTACATCTGCTGTTGCTGTTTCCATAATATCATCCTCATGAGTAGTAATAGTAAGTAAAGCTTCCTCAAGCTTTTTTCTGTTTGAATTAAAATGCATCTTAATACCGTGTTCGGCTAGCTTATCGCTTATCTGTTTAGATGTCAAATTTTCTATGTTCATGGTTCCTCCCGGAATTAATGAGGTAGGCTGCACCGCACTTGCGTGCTAACAGCCTACCAAGGTTAAAGCTCTACTTAAGCAGCTTTAGTCCAGATGATACCTAGACGCTCAGCACGTAGTGCCATGAATCCGTAGTACCACTTGATTGAGTAGAAACCTTTCTCGCCGTAAGGGTCGTTAAGGTCTGCTACATCTTTACCAGGCTTCTTGTGCGTAGTAGTGAACTTCACAGTCTTACCATCAGTTTGGAAACCAATAGTAGTAAATGAACCATCACCAACAACTAACATCGGGTAGATGTCTACACCAGCCGCGCCGCCTTTAGCAGAGTACTGCATCTCAGGAACAACAACGATGCGGAACTGGTCAATAGAACCAATCTCACCGTTTACTACGTTGCCTGCATCAGCATACTTCTCTACTGACACAAATGCTGGAGCACTGTGTAAGTCAGTCATAGCACGTAAAGCAGGAATCATCTCTGAACCTACATACATGATACGGCCACCATTGATAGTTTTAGTATCAACTAAACGAGAACCAGAGATTACTTTAGTCTGCTTAGGTGTCTTGTTGTTATCTAGAGCGATAGACAAGTTCATTAAGTCAGTGTAAGTAACAACACCTGATACTGTAGCTTTAGTAGTACCGCCTTTAAAGTAAGCTGTACCTGTAGTAGTCGCAGAATTAATCAAGTCAGACTGTAAAGCCGCTTCAGTTAATTCAGTAGCGCCCTGTACCATTTCCTCAGTAATATGAGAAAGTAGTTCAGAATCAGAATCAAAGTCCAAAGACTCCTGAGTGTACTCAGTAAAGAAACCTTGCTTAACGATTGAACCAGTAATCTGTGTACGCTTAAAGCCTACACGGTTAACACGTCCACCGTTCTCAGTCAATGCAGGAAGTTTAGCAGCGATTAAACCGATGTCCTTACCTGAACCGTATAAGTTACCAGAGTTCTGTTGAACTACAGCAGCACCAGTTGCAGCAGCAGCTAAAGCTGCTGTTGTGTATGCAGCACCAATTAAAGCACCAGCTTTAGTCCAAGCTGAAAACTTAGTACTGTCGATAGTTGCGCCAGAAGCGTCAATACCTTGGTCGTTGATGTTCAAATCATCTAGTAAAGGTAAGTAAACGTCTTGTTTAATTGTCTTACCGTGATGTTTAGGCATAGCCTGAACGTTAGCCAAAGGCATGAAGTACTGCTTATCACGTACTGCAATTAGCGCCTTTTTGTTATAAAAATCAGTACGTGCCTGTGCACCTACTGTTGAATTAGTACCGTCACCGTATACTTGAGCCATTATATTCTCCTATAAAGCTTCATAAAATTAGACAGCAGCCATCTTCATAAACTCATCATCCGTCATCTTTAAGAAGTCTGGTTGAGAAGTCGTAGGTTTGCTACTTGTCTTTGTAGATGCTGCAGCTTTACGTTTATTCGTTAACTGAGCATCATCCTTTGCTTTTGTCTTACTTGATACATCTGACGTAGGTGGTGTAGCCACCTTCTTAGTGTCTCCGTTGTTCAGCACGCCAATACTAGCTAAGTAGTTTGCTGCCTGTTGATAAGCTGCTACATCAGAGACACCTTCTAATCTACCTAAGGCGCGCTCCTTTGAGACTAACTTATTCACTTCAGCATACACACCATTCTGCATATGTTCATCGATAATACCTATAATCTGAGGGTTCTCAGTGATTATATTTCTACTTGCAGCGTCCCATTGATTAGTTAAAACGTCAATGGTGTCGTTGAAAGACCTACTATCTTTGATGCCTTCTAGTGCTTCATCTAACTTGTACTCTTTGTCTGATACATTGTAGTCATTAGGGGTGTACTTCACCTCTTCATCAGTATCAATATCGAGAGGGTCTATCCCACTATCTTTTATAAGCTTAGCAATTGCAGCAGGGTTCTTCTTAGAGATGTCGATTAAGTTGTTTAGCTTACTAGCATCTAGTAAGTTATTATTCTCAAGCATTTTCACTAACTTCAGATTAGGTGCTAACGTTGCCATTTTCTTCTGGTAGTTAGCTCCCATCTTCATTAATGACATTACATCGTCAACCGTGTCCACCTGCATCTCACTGCCATTGGCCTTAAAGGGTGCGAAAATCCTCTCATATGCTCCTTGGAAGTCTACAGTTGATGTTTCTTGGGTATCCCCATCTGTGTCATCTACTTTGACTTCTGTATCAAGAGACGCTGGCTCAGTACTTTTAGCTGAAGGTTCCTGCTCCTTTTGAGTATCCTCAAATGGTTGGCTATCTACATCATCTAACGGTTCCGGCTCAGGTTGCTCCTGGGCGTTATCTTGAGTCTCAATCACTTGAGTCTCTACATCAGCTTCAGAAGTTTGCTCTTCTGTCACTTCAGTGTCTAGTTCAGCAGTTTCTACTGCTGGTGTTTCTTCGAAGTCTCCGAAGTCTTTTTTCAAGAAATCTTCGTCTGACATTCCTAATGCGTCATTGTTTGTAGTCATTATACTAAACCCTCCTGAAGGATACTAGCTTTTGTATCTTCGTCTTCTGCTAGAGCTTGCTCTGCTTGAGTGCCTCTAGAGATTACGCTATCTAAGAACTTAGCAAGTGACCCCACACCATAAATCATTTTATCAACTAGTAGCTGCTGTTCTACATTAAGGTTAGAGCTTTTAGCCATAACTAACCTAGCAGCCTCTTCTTTGAAGTAGTACTCTGTAATCACCTTTTTAAAATCGCGATTATTTTGTAGTTTCAGCATACTGTTTTTCACACTGATAAAGTGTTTAGCCTCATCCATACTAAATTCTAAGCTGTCTAACTGTTCCTCTTGTGTCATGTTATTACCCTCATATTGTTAAAGTCCCGGATAGTTAGTATTAGCTCCCTGCATCATACCATCTATCGCCTTACTGTCTAAATTTGATAATCTATCAAACTCTTTCTTTTGCATCTCTTGACCATGAGCTAACTTCATCTGCTCCTCTTTGTTTGCATCAGGTACACCTGATTCTTTATTAACAAAGTCTAAGTCATTCAAGTCAGAGGTACTATGTAGTCCTCTAGCTTTAGCTTGTTCTGTTTGTGTCTTAGCTTGTTTCAGACCTACATCAACCTGGTTCTCTTGTGCCTTAGCTTGCTCATTAGCAATCTGTGCTTGTAACAGCTGCATTTCAAGTTCCTTCATCTGTTGAGCCATAGGGTCAGGTTGTGGCTTGTATTCTTGAATACGCTTAGACAACTCAGGCATTTTACGTAACTTAGCAATATCTGCTAGTACCATCTGTGACATCTCTGGAGGCATGTTGTTACCCATAGTCTGAAGCATGAATGATAACTCCTGAGCTTTCTCAGTGTCAGCTTCTGCTGTAGATATGTTTAGTTTAATGTCATACATACCACCTAAGTCTTCACGGTTGATAGCTACAAACTCTTCATTAGTTACTCTGATGATTTCTTCATCACCTAAGAACTCAGCGTTCATAGATATAATCTTACGCCCCATCTGGTTAATACCATTAGCTAGACGTCTAAGGATACCTAACTCACGTTTAGATGTAGCATCTAGTGCTGACCTAATACCTGTAGCAGTTGTACCTAATGCTTGTCCTGTGATACCTGAACTAAATGCTTTAACTCCTGTAAGTGACTCAGCTTCGTTATTTTGTAACGTAAGCATATTTAGTGCACTACCAGGAATCTCTGGGTAAGTCTCCATATGGAAAGCTTGTCTAGGGTCTACGTTAGAGTTGAACTTAAAGTCTTCACCACGTTCAAACTTACGGTAGTTAGAAACGTCTAATGCATCCTTACGTGTACCCATCTGTCCGTTAGCACTACGACCGATAACATCAATCATACCTCTAGTTACAGCTCCGATAATCTTCTGGTTGTCTTCAATCAGTAACCCATCAGGTTCACCATACACGGCCTTACGCTTAGGTAAGTACTGTACGATTACAAATGGTAACTTCTTGTCAGGGAACGGATTCTCTTCTAATCTAATCAGAGTGTCACCTACCCAGGTAGCTACGAAAGGTTCTACTTCACCTGTACCGTTGATATCCCAGAATCCCCAGTATTCATATCCTACAATCTTCTTACGTGGTTTGTCTTTGAAAGTAAAGCTAGAGTCATCATCAACAGAGTGATCTGGAGTTGACAGCACACTACCACTATCTAAGCTGACTGCGTCTAGGTTCTTATATCTACCATCTTTCTTTAGCTGAGACATTGATGTCTCAAAGCTATAGATTATAAACTCAGCGGTATCTATGTCACCTTCACATGTAGGGTCAACTATTACGTTTGCGTAGTTACACACTTCAATAGTAGGCTGGTTCTTAATAACCTTAACTTGTTCCTCAGTATGAGACCCGACCTGTACAGGCATAACTGCTGTACCACCTTGCATAGACATTTCATGTGCTTGTTGCATCTCTGGTGGGATTTCTTGTTGAAATCTCTCAGGGTCTTCTTGCATCATTGCATGTAACTGTTGGTGTACTTGGTTTGCTTCTTGTGTAGGTTGGAAATCAAAGTCAGGTACTTCAACTTCAACAGTCTCCTCTTTGTAGTCCCAACCTAACTTAATAATAGATGTACCTTCATCCACACATGTACGTACGTATTCATCGATAAACTTAGTCTTATCAATCTTGCAGTTAATTTGGTAGTTAAGTACTTGACCATTCTGCTCAGCAGCCTTCTTATCTTCGAAGGTAGCCGGTGCTGTATTGAACAAGTCATCGGTAGATAGGAAAGGTTCACTTAATGCAGCGTAACGCCACTCAGCTTGCTTACGAATAAGTTTAGGAACAATCTTAGAACGACCAGGTTTAGTGCTAAGCTTCTGTTTGCCGTTTAGAGCGTCTAACCAGTTCTCGACATCGATGATATGATCTGAATGAGCAGACTGTGCTTCTGTTAAGTCTTGCTTCAGGTCTTCAATTTTAGGTGGGTTTTCCCAATCAACTAAAGTATCTAGTTCAGTCGCATCAATATCTAAATCTGATATATTATTCTTCATAGTGCGTATCCTATCATATTCTGGGGGTACAAAGGCTTTTTCGTGATTTTATCATAATTTTTAACCTGCTTATGTTCATACTGACAAACTATTAGGTTTACCTTATACATTATTCATCTCTCTCGTGTATTCTCTAGTGCGTATTACAACACCATTCTCGAAGGTTGTCCCGTAGTATGGTATTTCTACCGTAGCGACATTAGTGACATAGTCCTTCTCATCTGAAGATTTCATGTGGTAAATAGTCACCCTGGGTTCATCAAGATAGGTGCCAGTAGCGAGTATATTCTCTATTTCTTCAAACCCCACTAGAGTACTTGTAACCTCTGAGGCCAGGGTCAAGCCTTTGTTATAGCCTTTTCGTCTAATCTCCCCAGTATTCTTATGAATACGTACAGAATAAAGAAAGAACGAGTCGATGAAGAATTGTGTGGGGGGCTCGTGCTTAGCACTCGCATAGTATAAATGAAGCCAGTCACCTTTTAGAGACATTGAAGTAGGTATAACCTCTACACTAATAGGTAGCATGTCAAACAACGCAGCAAATTCTGTTGGTTGTAACTTAGCGTTATATTCTAAGACATCTTCCTCACCTTCGGTTATTGTCTTAATAACAACTATATCTACATCTGCCAATATTGGACAAAAGCCTGTTTCATCTACAGCAGTTCCAACATCTTCTGTAGTTGGGTCGTGATCGAAGGTAAGCAAAGTGGTAGATATTACAGTGCGATGAGTGTGTCCTATTAACTCCTCATGCAGCTGCTCGTGGACCTCTTCAGTGTAATTACAAGAGGCTACTGAAACCAATTCAACAGTTACTAAGTATTCCCCAGCTACCTCTTCTTTATTTAAAACCTTCCATCCACCTTCTATTTCCATAGATATACCTGCTTTAATTGTACCAATCTGAGTTGGTAATAATAACCGCTTGCGCCTCTCCAACATTCCTAGAGGAGTTATTATAAGGAACCATACCTGCAGAACCAACCGAGGCATCTACATTTCCAAGCAGATTTTCAAGGCTTAGTACAAAGCCAGAGTCGGCTGCAGTTCTTGCCAAGTGTCCTCTATAGAATATAGCGTAACTACATTGTAATGTAGTAGTACTTAGTATTCTAAAGGCAGACCTATAGAAAGCCCAATACAAATCATTTCTAGCCCAAGCATAGCTGTTCCAATTATGAATACCTGAATCAGACTCACTATGAGCGTATTGCAATGCACAATGCGCTATCGATGGAACATAATATAACTGTTTGTCGATAGTAATACTACTAGCTGCGTGAGTCATATCGCTAGGTGTACAGTTTACATCTAGTGTTCCTAACCAAGAACTACCTAAGCTACCTGTGTGTGCCAGTGTAGGGGTATTTATCGTACCACCGCTGACTATTCTTAAAGGCCGATTTTGTGAATTAAACGTGGCTTCACCCGCCTCATTCATAACCCTTAGCCCATAAGAATCAGACCCTAGATTCAATTGATCTAGAGTAGTAAACACATATAACTTTGGGCCTACTGCTGTATAGGTAGCTTGCAGTACATCTATCTTCCATATCCCAGCATCAAACTTTGATAAGATGATACCTGCAAAGGGCGCACCTGAACCTGTACTAGTTGGCTTTATAAAGCACATAGGGGGTTTAGAGCTTACATTTGCCTGTGTGATATGGTAAGTGTAAATATGACCTATGGTAGAACCAAGTGAGTTTAGGTTTTGGTATGGGAAGTTACCACCAGAGTTGTCAGTTCCACCTTGATGGTTCTGTAGAGTTCCACCTTCAACATCAGAAACAGAAGTATAGACCCCTGCAAAGTGCATTTGAGAGATATCTGAATCGATAAGTACTTGATTGCTATCGTTGGTTATATGTAAGCCATAGCCCATATCATCTCCCTAATACTGTGAAAAGTGTAGTTGTAGTGTTGCTAGTGTCTGGTGCTGTGCACGTTAGAACACCTGACACTAAAGTAAAGGTGTGGATGTAAGCTTCATCATCGCTGGTCAGTTGGTTTACCATCTGACGAATTACTTTGTGCTCTGTCATTTGGGTTATACCTGTAAAAGTAGTAGAAGTATTCGTAGGTGCAGTAAACGACCCTAGGTAATTCCAAGTAATGTCTGTCGAACTATAGATAAGCACACCTGCACTATCCCACATCTGGATGCCATGACTCATATTATGCTAGGTTTCCTAATTTAACTCTAAGAGTATCAACACCCCCAACGGTAGTGTACACCTTAATTACATCACCCTCTATCACTAGCTTTCCAGTAGACGTAGCTTTCTCAATAATCACCGTACCGTCTTGCTTAACTCTAAAAGGGGCTAAAGCAGCCGTAGCATGACCAGCATAAATTCTATACGTTGTATCTGCACCATCTAGAACACCTACATTATTACCTGTACCTGCAACAATTTTAGTTGCAGCACTTATTTTATTTCCTGTGATAGTGCCACCATCAATATTATCACCTGTAATAGTAGTACCTGCTATGAGGTCACCTGTAATAGTTCCTGATTTTATTGTAGTGGCGCTCATCGTACCGTCTAATACTAGACTACCTTGTA